AGAGGCGGCAGCGGGAGCACGCAAAGAAAGCCCGCCGCTGGTATTTCATTAAACAGAAAGCCTGCGGGCTTGCAATGCTTGCAATTACCGTGCTGGAAGTATGGGCGACAGAGGGCGACATAACGATAGCATTTATTACAGTACCGCTGGGGCTTACGTGCATTTTCAGTAAAGAAATGCTGATTATGAATGATTACTATTTTACTACGAAAGAAAGGAAAAAGAACCATGATACAGATTTTAGAATTGTTCGGCGGGATAGGTAGCCCACGTTGCGCATTGCGCAATATTGGCATACCAGTAAAAGCCATTGACTATGTAGAGATAGACGAAAAGGCAGTACGTTCCTATAACGCAATGTTTGCGGACGAGCTGCCATATAAGACGCAAAGCGTCGTAGGCTGGAATTTAAAACCAGACATTTTAATACATGGCAGCCCTTGCCAAGATTTTAGTATAGCAGGACACCAAGGAAAAGCGACAGCAGAGGCGGGACGGATAAATAGAGGTAAGGGAGCAGACAAAGGTAGCGGCACACGTTCAAGCCTTATGTGGGAAACAATTCATATTATCGAACAAATGGGAGAATGGAAACCAAAGTACGTAATATGGGAAAACGTCAAAAATGTGTTAAGCCGCTATATGCGGGTAAATTTCAACTTGTATTTATCAGAAATGGAACGGCTGGGATATAGTAGCAATTTTGAAATACTGGACGCAAGAGAGTTTGGTTTACCACAATCAAGAGAAAGAGTTTTCACAGTATCTGTATTGGGAAAAGAAAAATTTTCTTTTGATGATTTAATAAAAACGCCCATGAAAGATATTAACGACTTTTTACTACCAGATGCGCCGCCAGTGTATGACGTAACACAACCGAGCGTTTTAGATGCAATCGGAAAGAAAGGAATACGACGGGCAACGGTAATAGAGGATTGCGCTTTTACAATTACCGAAAGGCAAGACAGAACACCAGCGCAGGTAATAGATATGGGCGGTGGGCGCTACAGATACCTTACAGAACGGGAGTGCTGGCGCTTGCAAGGCTATACAGATGCAGACTACGAGGCGGCGGCTGCGGTACATAAAAAAGTAGGGCGTTACACAATGCCACTGTATAAGCAGGCGGGGAACAGCATACCAGTACCGATTTTTGAGAGTATGTTTAGAAAAATATTGCTGGGCGAAACAACGGAAAGCGGGTCGGGAGAATGAGCCACAGATATTACAGCCCTTTACGCCCGTTATCACTGGGAACATTTCCAAAGCCGCAGGGAAACGAGATTTTACATATAGAAAATTTTGAGGAACGGCAGAACGTACCAGAGATAGCACGGCAGGCGTGGGGATACATTGAGTATAAAGAGGCGCTTACAGAAATAGAGGCGGCAGCTTATGAGCTGATACCGTCAAACTGCATTTCTGAAATGGAAAACATAGAGGCAAGGAGATAAAAGCAATGAGCGAGGTATATATACGCAGCCAGAATAAAGAAAAGCTGTATAGACTGGGCGGTAATTACGCCAGCGTAGAGTATGGAGAGTACGAGGACATAAAGAAAAAGAGAGGCGGCGCAGAGGCAGACAAAAAGCGCCACGTAATTTGCATAAGTGACGGGTGTTTAGAGGAAATCGGAGAGTATGCCACAAAAGAGCGCTGCTTAGAGGTTCTGGACGAGATACAGAAAGCGTGCGTAAGCTATCTGTTTACGGCTGGCGGTGCAGCCATAATAAGGGGCGGCATGGACGTACAGCCGTTTGCAGCAGTAATACCGAGGCTGTACGAAATGCCGGAGAAATAGGAGAGGCAGACAGTGACAGTAAAGGAATTTATAGGCACGCTGGAGAGTTCAGACCGCCTGCGCATTATCGAGGGCGGGGCAGACGTTTACGTAGGGTATCTGGCAGCGTTCAAACCGTTTGCAGACCATGAGATAAGCGAGGAATACCGAAAATACAGCGAGCATGAGGTAAAGAAGTTTAGGGCAGTGCCAGAGATAACGCACAGACGCTGGAAAGAGCTGGGGCTTATGAAACCATTAGAGCCAGACCAGACAGCACAGTATAAGTTTAGTGATTTGCAGATGTCGCTTTACTACACCATTTACATATAAGAAAGGAAAGGGCAGGAAGTATGACAAAGAAAAAGCCAGATTTTTTACGGGATTTAGATACTGCAATCATGGACGAGCTTACAGGCGGCGGTATCAAGGGAAATGCAGCGGGACTGGTAGGAACGCTTACACAGATTAAGGAAATTAAGCAGCTATGCGGGCTGCCGTTTTGTGGTTATATGGCAAAGCTGGAAACGGTAAGACCAAGCGGCGTGCCGGACGAGGTAACGGTAGTATTTGCAGAGGACGTACCATACAGGGCTTGCAACGGCATAGAATTTGACGTTATGCAGGAATTTGTAGAGGGCAGCAGGCTTTTACTGACAGGTAAGGCGCAGACGCTTAAGGACTTCCAGAGCGGTAGGCTGCTGGTATATATTCTGGCAGATTTTGTGGCGGTATCGGAAAAGGCATTAGAGCAGGACGAGGCAGCAGTAAGAGGCGTTATAGCGAATAAGCCAACGTACAGAGAAACACCGAGAGGTAAGCGCATTACTGATATTACGGTAAAGGTAAGAAATGAGCTTACAGGCGGCAACTGCTATTTACCGTGCATCTGCTGGCAGGAACAGGCAGACGAGGCGGCGCAGTGGCAGCAGGGCGACACTGTAGAGCTGCTGGGACGGTATCAGAGCCGCCAGTATGAAAAGGTGCTTGACACAGCCACAGGAGAAAGAGAACAGCGCACAGCTTACGAGGTATCAGTACGGCTGATTAGAAGAAAGGAAGAGGAAGAAAATGAGTGTTGAACATATCGGCAAGGGTTATGTAAAAATATGCGTGAGTGAGGAAGAGTTAGAGAACAGCATAGCTGGGCTTAGCCAGTTAAAACCTGTTTTGCAAGCGCAAGTAATGAAAGGGAACGGGAGAAACACAGAGCAGGGGCTTATTGACGCAGCGGAGTTGGGAAAACATTTTGATACAGCGATAGACGCAATGACAATGCTTTTGGCAGGGTTCAAGGAAGAGAGTGAGGCACAGAATGAAAAGTAAAACAATTTTAGGAGCAGACGGTACAACAAAAATGCGGCAGATTACAGTAGGGATACACGGAAAAGGCGGCGAGACAGGCATAAAGGCAGTAATGCTGCTTACAGCTTTGATAAATGATTTAAAGCAGTGCAAGACACCGCAGGAAGTATATGACGGATATTTACAAATTACGGGGTACTGCAAATGCTGCGTTGATTGTGATTTTATTGAAGAAAAAGACGCAGACGAACTGATGCACTTAGCGGCATATCTGGCAGGGAATGAACAGGCACGGACAGAGGCACAACAGAAAGCGGGTAATTAGGTATGAAAAAAGTTTATATATGCAGCCCGTACAGGGCGAAAGACGGCGCAGAGCTGGACAGAAACATAGATTATGCACAGCAGCTGACACGGCAGGCATTAGAGGCGGGCTTAGCGCCTATTACGCCGCATTTATATATGACGCAGTGCATGGACGATAAAAAGCCGGAAGAGCGGGCAAGAGGCATGGCTGCGGGGCTTGCATTGCTGAAAGGCTGCGATTTTGTTATTGCTGGCGTGAAATACGGCATAACAGAGGGAATGGACAGAGAAATACATACAGCAAATATGCTGGGGATTACGGTTATAGATGCAAACCAGATTAAGCGGCATCTGGAATATGAGGAAAAGCGACAGGAGCGGGCGGCAAGCGATTACGCAAAGCTGCACAGCTGCGAGTTTTGCAAGGGCAGCAAATTATATAGCTGCACGGGCTACGATTGCAGAGAGCCGTACAGACAGGCTTATGACTATGCCTTAAGCCGCATAAGAGAGCGGCAGGAAACATGAAAAAATAAAAGCGCCTACGGTGGGGAAACACCATAGGCGCTAAGCTATACAGCTTTGAAATACTATAAAAATTATAAGCTATGTATGGCGCAAAGTCAAGAAAATTAACGGGCAGGCAGCCCGTTTTAACACTTGATAAAAGTATTAACGAACCGACAGAGAGGTAGATATATGCCATACGTAGAGAGGGTAACAAAAGCGGGGAATACGATAGAGATAGAGAGGTACTTTACCAGCAGATACAAAAAGAAAGGTATCAGCAGAGGGGATAAGGTAAAGCCAACAAAAGAAGAGCAGGAGAAAGTAAACACCAGACAGGCAGAGAGAAAGTTAAGGATACTCATAAATGCGAACTATGGCTATGGGGACTACCATTTAGTGCTTGACTATATCCGCAGGAAAGGAGAGCCGGACAGAACGCCGGAGCAGATGCGGCAGGACATAGACGTATTTTTGAGGGAGTGCAGAAAGGAGTACAGAAAAGCAGGGTTAGAGTTCAAATACATACACGTTATGGAGATAGGCAAGAAAGGTGCGAGGCATCACCACCTTGTAGTAAATAAAATTGACACAGAGATTTTACAACGCTGCTGGTATAAGGCATACGAGGGGCATAACAGGGTTAAGGTATTCCCACTGGACGATAGCGGCAACTATGCAGAGCTGGCAAGTTATTTAATCAAGTACACAGGAACGCACAAAAAGGGTACTGACGGAGCATTACAGGGCAAGCGCTGGAATTGTAGCAAGAATTTAGTAAGACCAGAACCAGAGTACCACATAATTTCAGACCGTGAGTATTTCAAGAAAGAACCAAAGGCAATAAAGGGCTATTACGTGGATAAGAACAGCGTGAGCATGGGAGTACATAGCCCAGAGTATTACGGCTACGGGTATTTAAGATACACCTTAGTAAAAATAACAGATAGGGGGGGCTGAAATGCAGATAATCAAGGGCATTGCCATTGCAGCAGTGCTGATAATAGCCGGACTACTGGCGCTGATTGTGGCGGCATATCTGGCGTTTAGAATTGCGGCGGCTATTTTTGAGCAGCAGGAGAGCTGGAAAGACAGCGGCAGCAGAAAGGGCAGAAAACATGATAGAAAAAATTAAATACTGGTTATTCCAGAAAGGTAAGGACTGTAAGCACTGCTGCCTGCGGTGCAGATATTATGATATATGCCGCTGGGACGTACTGGGAAATGCAGGACTACAAAGCGAGGAAACAATAACGCTTTTGGCGATAGAGAACAGCAAGCCGCATAAGGACGGGCTGCTTTTCAGAATTTGCCAGTATGTAGAATTTAAGCAGAGAGCGAGGCGAGAAAATGAGAAACTTTAGACTGGACGACGAAAGCGGGCATCAAGAGGCATTATTTAGCTGGGCTGCATACAGAACAGGGCTTATGCCGGAACTGCAATATATGTATCATGTGCCAAACGGCGGCAAACGTGATAAAGCAACAGCAGCGGTGCTTAAGAGGCAGGGCGTAAAGGCTGGCGTGCCGGATATTATGCTACCAGCTGCAAGGGCTGGGTATCATGGGCTTTACATAGAGCTTAAGGCAGGCGAGAACACGACGACCAAGAAACAGAAAGAGTGGTTAGAGTATCTGCGGCAGCAGGGCTATTATACCGCCGTCTGCTACGGCTGGCAGCCAGCAGCGCAGCTGATAGAGCAGTATTTATTACATTCAGACGAGCTTACAAAAGAACAGGAAACAGTAACCATGCGTTAGGGGCGACGCAGGAAAGAGAGGCAAAGAATGAAAACAATAAGCATTTTGAACTTAAAGGGCGGCGTAGCCAAGACCTTTACAGCGGCAAACATGGCGTATGAGCTTTACAGGCGAGGTTATAAGGTACTGCTGATTGACAACGATAAGCAGGGAAACTTAAGCAAGGCGTACAGCAGATATGATGCAGAGAACGTAGCACCAGTTACAAAGCTGCTGGCTGGGGACTGGGAAAGCGCAGACGAGCTGATACAGCATACAGAGTATGAGGGTATCGACATTGTAACGGCGAACATGTCACTATTTGGGGCTACGTGGAATTTAACCAAAGAGGACAGCGGAAACCAGATAGAGAGATACAAAGCACTGGTATATGCAAAGGTGCAGTATTACGGAGATTGCACCATATATGGCAAGTATGATTACTGCATCATTGATAACCCGCCGGATATTGGGCTTAATGTTGTAAATGCGCTGGCAATCACGGACGAGGTAATAGTACCCGTAAAAGTGGACGAGGACGCTTTAGAGGGGCTGGATATTGTAACAGAGCAGATAGAGGACGCAAAGGCATTTAACCCAGCATTAAAGCTGGCAGGCGTTTTGATTACGTCATACCAGAACACAGACGGAGAGGCAGCAGGCGTAGAATGGCTGGAACAAAAGACAGATTTTAATATTTTGGGTATTATTCGGTATTCCAAGAAAGTAGCAGAAAATACTTTCATGCGTAAGCCGATTTACGAGTATAGCCCATGCTGCGGAGCGGCGCAGGGATACAAGAAATTTGTAACAGCGTACACAGGGAAAGAGAGGTAGCAAGCATGGCACATAAAGAGAAAATATGCGCCTACTGGCATTGCAGCAGAAACGGCGGTACTACGTGCTGGAACTGGGGCAACAAATTTGCAGGGCGAAAATGCCCACAAAATGACGCTTGCGAACATTGGAGAACGTGCGAAATGTGCAACGGAGTAATGGGACAGTGCAAGAAAAAACAAAGGATTGAGAAAGCGAGGTAGAGAATATGGCAAAGTTTGGCATTAACGACATTCTGAACGCAAAGACGAAAGCAGCAGGGCAGCAGGCACAGACGGACGGATACAAAGAGATTTATTTAAGCCCTTATGAGGTAAAGGCAGCGCAGGAGAATACACACCAGAAATTAGAGAACATAGAAGAGCTGGCAGACAGCTTTTTACACGTAGGACAGGAACAGCCTACAGTATTGGCGAGAGTAAACGGGGAATACCGTATAATCGACGGACACAGACGTAATGCGGCAAATATTTTGAACTTAGAGCGGGGGCATAAGGAGTATGAGAAAGTGCTTTACCGCTTTATGGATATGAGCGAGGCAATGTATGAGCTGCGCTTATTGGCTGGCAACGGATATACGCAGGAACTTACAGCCTATGAAAAAACCAGATTAGTAGAGCGTACCAAAGCGGCGCTTATCAGAGCCAAGGAAGAGGACGGCTTAGAAATACAAGGTAAAATGCGTGATTTAGTGGCGGCTATGATAAACGAGAGCAGCACGAACGTAGCCAGAATGGACGCAATCAACAACAACGCAACGCCGGAGATTAAAGAGCAGCTGAAAGAGGGCAATTTAGGTATCACTGCTGCATACGAGGCAGCCAAACTGGACGAGGACGAACAGAAAGAAATAGCGGAAAAAGCAGCAGCGGGCGAAAATGTGAGGGCAAAGGAAATAGCGGAAAAGGTAGCAGAGAAAAAGGCGGGGGACGATTACGAAACACCGCACCCAGAGAGCATAACGTCTTTGTGCTATTCCTGCCAGAAATACAAGGGCTGCAACGTAAAAACGGGAACGTGCCAGAAATGCGACCAGTACATAAATAAGGCAGAGGCTGAAAAGACAGACGAACAGCGATACAGCGAAGAGCAGGACGCTATAGACCGCCAGACAAAGAAAAAATTGCAGGAGCGGGCAGACACAGAAAAAATGGAGCATCTGCCAAGCGAGGGGAATATAGAGCATAAGCAGCATGAATTAAAGATAGTGGCATCTGATTACAAGGACGTAATAAGCGGGAAAAAGAGCTTTGAGCTGCGGAAGAATGACAGAGGCTATAAACAGGGTGACAGCCTTAAAATGCTGGAATTTAAGGACGGTAAGCACACAGGGCGCACGATTGATGCAGATATTATTTATATGCTGGAAGATTATACAGGGCTTACAGAGGGCTACTGTATTCTGGGTATCAGAGTAACAGACTATACAGGTAAGGTGTCCGAAACGGACACGGAAAGCGGGGCAGAACATGAATAGACGGCAGCGGAAAAAGAAGAAAGCACAGGTATTTACAATTATTCTGGGCTGTACGGCGTTTTGTAAGGCAGAGCAATACGAGAAGATGCGGAAAAGCGTAGAATATCAGTTACGAACAGGCAGCGTGGTTATGCTGCCTGCATACTTGCACGTAGAGGCAATCATAAAGCAGCGAGGCGGCAGAAATATTGAGATTAAGCAGGAAAACGGGGTAGTAAATGTTTGAGTATATGGACGGCATAGTAGATGCAGTGAAAGAATTGGGACAGGCAGCAGTAGACGTAGCAGTATTTGTGACGATATGCACAGCAAAAGCGGTGTTGATAATAACAGCGCCAGTATGGATATTGCCGTATGAGATATGGAGAAAGGGGCGTAAGCAGTGAAATACAGACAGTGGAAAAAGAACTACAAGAAAAAGCACGGAGTAAACCAGCCGTTATGGTTGGACAGGAAAAAGCGGCGTAGGTATATAAGAAA